ATTAGGCATAGGTAATTGTGATATGTATGCAGGTTTATCTAGGAAAGATAACCTTCTGGCCGTTGGTTGAGGTGAAGGTAAACCTGTTCCTCCTACATCACCAATCATAGACGCAACTAAATATAGAGAATCATGAACTTTGTCAAATGCTCTAAAGAAATTACCATCTATATAAGTTCCATCTGCTAAACCTTGAACATTTTTAACTAATCTCACTGTTTTAGTAGAGTCTGAAACATTGTCTAATGGATTAGAGAAATCAAAATCCACATAATATTCAATGTCTAAAGGCTCTCCATCATCTATAAATTGGATAAGCTGATTTATAAAAGAAACAGGTGATATTAAATCTTTATGTAAAGTGTAATTTAACCTGTTATCTTGTTCATTTATTGCTGCAACTACTAAAGGATTATAACCATCTCCATTTATTTCAGTAGGAACATGACCACCTACTTGTGAAGATTCATTATACCAATCTAATGCTAATCTTTGTGCAAAGAAAGGTGATGGAGTACAATTCATAAATTCACCCCCACACAATTTAGTAGCTACAGAATCTAAATCCTCATCAATTTCAATTAACTGCCTTTCAAATCCTTCATATTCAACTAATATAAAAGATGTATTAATTGATCCACACTTATTATTTCTAGATGGAATGAAAGAATGGTCATTATAGGTCATACCTAGATAAGGTCGATCACTTATGTATAGTATCTTACTTAATGGCAAGATCATTTTTTCATCAACCTTTACTCCATCTATCCTAACAGCTTTTATTAGCAATGATGGCTTCACTATAGCGATCAATTTTTGTTTTAAAATATCTAGATCTTGGCTAAACTCAATTATAATATCATTCTCATTTGCATCTTGATTTAGCGGATGATCTGAATTGAATGAATTTATTATTGCTGTTGATTCTCCATCTTTATTTTCATAAAGATAGTTGAGAAACTTTTCAGTTATAAGGGTTCTGATGGAAACTATCCCTCCAGAATATTGAGATTTATCTGTCGATACAGAATTTAATCTAGATATTGTACCAAATGTTACTGTGTTCATTCTACTAGTTTTTTATGATGGGAAATTACAATCTGAAAGAAATTCTCCATCGCAAAGTTGTGATGCTATTACATCCATGTCATCTTGAATTAAGATAAGGGTTCTGCCCATACCTTCATGATTCCATAAAATCCACACATCTGAATCATTACAAGATATACCACGATTTTTAGTCTCCATAGTATCTATATAATCTAATCCATCTAATGGCTTATTAGCTATGTATTCTATTTTAGATAGTGGTATAATGAATCTTGTTGGCACGATTTCATCACCATTCATCCAGTCAGCAATAACATCTATTACAGGAATAGATACTTTTGAAGATCTATCATAAATCCCATCTAAGTCATCACTTAGTATAAAAAGTACTTTGTTGGTACCAGATTCACTATTTAATGCATGATTCATAGAGTAAGGATTCCAACATAATATACTATTTTGTGGATTGTCCTTGTCCTCTTTCACATAATCAACTGTATGTAATGGGAAAATAGCTTTTGCATCTAAAAAAGCTGAAGTAATGACAGTATCATTTTTACCGTCAATTTCTCTATCAAGTATATTTGCAAATACAACACTCATATCACTTTATTTTATGTTTTAAATATATTCAAATATATGAAATATTTATTCTACATGAAAAGACAACAATTTGTATTGTATTATGTGTTCTACACGTGTTCTACTCCAAAGAACTCATATCCACTAGTATCTTTACCTTTTAGCTTCCTAGCCCAATTCCAATAGACGAGACAATCAAATTCATCTGGTGATTTATTACCCAAGTATTTTTTTATTTCGTCCTTTGGTGTAACTGCTATTTTGTTAGATGTTAATTTCTGCTTAATTACTGATAATACTAATTTGATTTTATCCTTTAGTTCGTGATCTTCCCTAAGGTATTTTAAGCATATTTTTTGCTGATTTATATCCTTAGCAAGTTCAAATATCATCTGTGTTCTGAAAGAATTAAATGCATATAATAATTTTCCTTCTTTATCTTTTGGTATCATACTTTTTTCAACTCCTTTAGCAGTTGAAGAAACTTTTAACTTTAATCTATTATATCTGTTCAATGTAGAAACTCCTAAACCTACACCATCTACTAATATATTAATAGGGGATATTGCATAATCATCTAACTTCTTGGTATTATAGTTTTTTATCTCGTGCTTATCTAATGTAGAGTCATCAAAGTAAACGTTGTCTGCTAAAGCAGAAGCATCTTCACATTGAAATGATTGCAAGTACACCATATAATTTCTAATACCCCAACAATTAGCTGCCTTATCACCAGAACTAGAATTTGCTACATCTTGTCCTAATGCAGGTAAAGAATCATCAAATGGTATATCATCTCTCATTACGCACATTTCAAATGCGTCTAAATCGAACAATGAGTTTTTACCCATAACAGGGCATTGACCCCTTACTCTACTTTTAAAAAAGCTAGATTCTTGACCATAATCATCTATCCTTCTTTGAATTGACTCTACGGTTACAGCACCATGTACTATTTCTTCTCCAGTTACTACGTTAGGATGGTCATATCCTGAAATAATATAATGTTTAACAGATTTTTTCTTACAAAATTTATGTAATGGATCTACTTCTGAATCTGGATTACCAAAAGCAATTATAATATTATTCGTACCAGTACAAGTATTTTCTATGGCATTCAATATAGACTGTGAAACCCCTGGTGTTTCATCCACTACAAACAGCATATCTTTCCTATGAAATCCTTGAGTTTTTGCCGTAGACTTTTCTTCCTGACTAGCAGGACCAGCCATACCCGATCTAGATATACATTGCCATCCTTTTTCATCTAAATTCCCCTTTCCCCTCACTCTAAGTTTCATTTCTAATAATTCCGCACTAGGTCGTATAGATTGAAATTTCGGAAAAGCTCTAGCCATTTCAGCCCACATATTATCTCTAAGCTGTGATGATGTGGGACCTATTATGACTACTAAAGAATTATCAAATACATCAAGAAACCACATAGCTATTCTAGATGCTATAAATGTCTTTCCTGTACCTGTAGCAGATTCTACACCAACCCAATTTTTGTTGGCTACATCCAGCCAACAATTTACCAAAGGATCTACAGAACCGTCCCAGATATGATTTTCATAATTGGGATATTTAGACCAGAAGAGAGATTCTGGATCTTCTCCAAATCTCTCTTTTAACCAAAGTAAAGGCTGCTTTTGATATTTAGCTACCTCATTTTGCTTTTCTAGTCTTTTTAACTTCTGTAACTTAGCATATTTTAACTTCTGTAATATCGAAAATTGTCTACCCATAGTCAGATGATGATTCAGCTTCAGCCTCAGATTTTTTTACTTCTTGTTCTAATTCTATTATTAGTTTAGTCAATTGTTCATTATCCATATTATCTATCTCTGACAAATCCCCATTTTGTACTGTAATTTTATTGCCCCAAATTTCTGGACGTTTACATGATAGATAATATTTTATAGCTGTGATATTTCCTGATAAGCATTTCTTTAGTAAAACACTTTCAACAGTCTCCACATTGTCATCATCAATTTCATCCATTATTTTTCTGAAATTGTCATCACGCTTCTTCCAATTATAAATAGTCTGCCTAGTGACACCTGCAACTGTAGCAGCGTGCTTAACTGTTCCATATAATTTAAAAGCTTCTATAAACTTTTCCTTAATAAGATCTTTATCCATTTAATCTAATTTTTTAAAATGTTAATCGAAAGTTCGGGGTTAGATAAGATAACTTCATATAACTCACTATAAGATTTTCCAAATCCAGTTGCCACTTCATGAATGTTTTTATACTCTGAGTGCTTTAGTAGTATATTCCTAACCGAAAAAAAACAATCAAACTGTTTCCATAAAACAACTTTACTTATAAAAGAATCTATCATTGAACTAATTTCTTTTGCTTTTTCATAATCCTTTAGTTTCTTTGATTGATTCAAGTCATCCATTAAAGACATTATTCCTAATGACATACTCTGTTCTATCTCAATTTTGATAGAATGGTCTTCTTGCATTAAATTTGAAAGATACTCTGGAGTCTTTCCTATTTTTTCGCTTGCATAAGACAGTCCTCTTCCTGATTCTATCAAATTCATAAATATCAATTTCTCGCTTTCATTCATATAAACTACTATTAAACACAATTATCAAAAATTAAAATGGTAGTGATATAGATAATTTCTTTGCGCCTCCTTTCTTTCTTGTGACTTTTACTGAATCACCAAACATTTCTTTTAGATATTTTAAACAATTCTCTTGAATTTGACTTCGATCAGAAGTTAGCACTTCCCCCTTATTTTTTTTAGAAAAAAAGAATCTTGAATCCTTATATACAAATCTGTTGTAATACGCATTTACTAAACATATAAACACATCTTCACCTATATTCATTCTCTTATCAAAGAAAAGCCTAGAATCTTTTACAGATCTTATACCCATACCGCAACCTAAAAAAGAACCTGATACCTTAACTGGATTATGAGACCTGTAGTATAATGCATTAGGATAGTTAGAGAATCCATACATATACGCTCCTAGATCTTGAGCAGCGTCATGGCACTGGAGTATTATATCATAAACATCTTTTTTTGAAAACTCTTCTATTTTTTCTCCTTTTTCTTTAGCTAGGAATACTAACTTATCTATATCATCATCTAATATAAATATGTCATCGTATTGCTCTAACATCCATTGTTTTTTTGAAGACAATGAATGCTCTACAGCATCTGGATTAACTAAAAATTCACATTGTGGGTTTGAATTATAATATTCTTCGTATAGAGATTCTGACACACAATATATCACATTATCTACTACATTGTGTGTGTTGATCTCATCAGCTTTTGATCTTATTGGGACTAATATCTTTAGCATAGATGCTATTTTTATTTAAGCAAGTTTTTGAAGATGATGAATTACATTTGTAGTCAGATAACTTACCACAGTATTTGCAAATATTAAATTTAAAATCTTCTTCAAATTTAATTTTACTCCTTCTGTCGTGGTGTCTGATATTCATTTTATCTATTCAGATTTTATTAAATAACACAAACAGGCAATGACAATTATATTGATTATTGTTTCCATAATAAGTTATTCTTCTATATTACCCTGAGCAATCAATTCATTAAGTTTTTTCTTAAACTCAGAGTACCATAATACCCTAGATTCGCCTACAGATGAGTTTTTATAGCTTTTCTTTTTCTTTATGCCCAACATTCCTTTAAGGGATTTCATATCTACTGTATTGTCACATACTATTACTACTGCATATATTTGTTGCTTCTTTTTCTGTATTAGCTCTAACATAAGTAACAGGAATACCTTCTGGCATCGTTAAATTATGCTCTTCAGCCATTCTAAGTAAACATCTTCTCCTCTGATGTCCATCAATGATTAGTTTAGTCTTTTCAGTAGTGCCATCATCATTGATTCTCTCAAATAGCACTATAGCATCAATGAAACCATGTTCAATGATGCTATTTTTTAATTTTGTATAATTACTATTGCTGAGATCTTTTAGATCTAACTGGAAGGGTATTAACTGAATTAAAGGGACTAATTCTGTATAGTCGCAATTTATATCTATTTTCTTAGTAGATTTAGCTTTCTTTGCCATTGTATGAGGGTATTTTACTATTATTATACGAATTTATGAAAACATTTCAAAATTACCCCCAGCTTCTTTGAACATTTTAGAGTTTTCTTTCGCAATTATATGTAATAATCTGAAATAAGATTCCTTCCTAAGAGGCGTAAGTTTCTTATCTGTGTATTTCGCGTTATGGAAGGCAAAGGCTTCTAACCACATATAATTTATAGATAGTGCTTCTAAAGGGAAATTGCCTTGTAAACTTTGTATAAAGTATTTGATGTAATTTACATTTAACACCTCATGTTCTTTCAATGCCCTATACTGATTAGGGTATTCTTCTGCTATTATATAGTCTATGTAATTCTTTGCTTTTAATAGATCATCTAATCCATTCTTTCTACGATGCCGACATACATATTTTATAACATTACCTTCGCTAAAAGGTAATTCATTTTTTTGAATAAATTGAATTGGCTGTATAGCCATCTTATAATGTTCAACCTGTT